AAGTACACAGCAACCTGATCTGCTAGTGTAATTGTTAACAAGACCCTTCGGGGTCTTGTTTTATAAAGGCATAATGTGCCTTTATAAAACAAGTGAGGTATTTATGGCAATAGATTTAGTAACAAAATCTGAATACAAAACTTACATGGGGATTACCAGCACAAATTCAGACTCAGAAATTGATTTCTTAATACCTAAAGTCAGTGACTTGGTAAAATCATACTGCCGTCGCACTTTTGTAGATTTCTACAGCGATATAAAGATTGAATATTTTGATGGTGGCTTTAAAGAACTTTTACTAAAAGAAAGCCCTCTTGTAACAATTGCATCAGTGCAGTATAGTGCAGACTATGGTAAGACTTATACGAATTTAGTAAAGTTTACGGACTGGGTTATAAGAGGTGATTCCGTAGTAAGTTTGGCTTCTGGCGGTTTTCCTGAAGCAATTAACGGATATAAAATAAGTTACTTTGGTGGTTATGACCCAATTCCAGGTGACTTAAAATTAGCAGTATTAGACTTAATTGAATACTACTCGCGTAATAACGGTGCTGTACACAGTAGCCGTGACTTAAACCCTAACACTACACAAATTAATTACGTTGCGTCAACTAATTTGCCCGCTACAATTAAGCGTGTGCTAGATCAATACGTGGCGGACTTTACATAATGGCAACACCAAGTAGTTTTAATTTTAAATATTTATTAGAATTAATGTATGGTGCTAAATTAACAGATCCAAATGCAATAAAAAATCCAGTAGAGTTTAGAAATAAGTTTATATCACTAATTCAAAAAGATATTCGTGGACAAATCGAAAATACGCTGCCAATTATTTACTTGGTAAAACCTCATGAGATTGTAGTTAACTTACTAAGCGGTCTAATAAACAAAAATCTCACAGAAGGTGATGCAGATATTGCAAAAACTTTTATTGAATCAGTAATACATCCCAATACTGGAGAACTAATAACTCCAGAAGACCCTTTCTTTTCAGACGCACTTCATTCAATTTTAGTAGAAATGTCTCAGCCATCTAATATTAATTATATGGCAGAAGCAGTAATGTTTGAAATTGAATCAAAAATGCTCAAAGGCAAAGAGATTACTTTTGAGCAGCTCGGTAGTAAAGCAAAAAAATTATTGGAAATTGTTAATCAAGCACAGCCTGATATAAATGTTATATGTTCCATAGGAACAATGGCTGATGTTAAAAAAGCAGAAGACCTTTTAAATAATAATATCCAAAAAGCCGGTAACGAAATGCGAAGCTGGTTACGAGAAAATACTCCGGCACTGTTAGCAGATGCAGATAGCTTTTTAAATAATTTTGATAAAAGCAAAGATCTAGTATTTATAAGCAGTAACTTTAAAAAAGCTCGAGAAGAAGTAGTAAACGCCTCTGCAGCACATGCTCTTGTACCTATGTTTGCAAGTTTCGGAGTAAATACCAAATCAACTTTTGGTGTTGGTAGCTTTACGGCGGCCGGACATACTGGCGTGATATCGGGGAGAGGGACCTCACTACAGCAGGTAGTAGGAATAAATTCACCTATTATACAGCAAACACTTTATTGGGCAAATACTCAAGAACAAAAACCTCCAGTATCTTTAGATCCTTTTATACTAGAAACAGATCATTTAGGACTCTCTTTAGATATTAAAGAAGGTGCTATAGGTACTGCACAAGATCTACTAGCTTTAAATTTTTCTTTTGTTATATCACAAGAAGCAAGCTGGAACAGCAGCCTTGGTAGCAGAGAAAAAACAGCAATGAGTAGTATTGTTGAAAATGCTTGGAATATTAAAAGAGAATCATTAGGAGATTTTTTCAAAACATACATTCAAAAGTACGTCCCTGATATTCTAGAAAAAGCACACGCTTCTCCTCCTCTTAATCTAAGAGTATTTAATTATTTAGTTAATTCTATTAAAGGCATAAACGTTGCGTCTAACGGAAAAGTATTGCCAACAATACAAAGTTCTAACAAAAAAACTACTAGAAGCAGTAAAACTTCTGCAGTTAAAAATAATAAACCTGCAAAAGCTAACTTACCTAAAACAGGCGGAAGTAAAGGAATACCGATCTATACGCCTACTTCTGTTGCACCAAATATAGCTAATTTAAGAGATTTAATAAACTCTCAATTACAGGATGTAATTAGTGCTAATATGGGAGACGGAAGAAGTAAAAACGTTTTAAACTATAGGACAGGCAGGCTTGCAAGTAGTGCTCGTGTAGAAAGCCTATCAGTGAGTCGACAGGGTATGATTACTGCATTTTATTCCTATATGAAAAACCCTTATGCAACTTTTAGCGATGGAGGAAAACAGTCCATTCCAAAAAGCAGAGATCCTAAACTGCTTATTTCACGATCAATAAGAGAAATTGCAAAACAGGCAGCGATTGAAAAGATGAGAGCTGTATCCTTATGACAAGAAGAACAAGTATTGTAACGGCCTTAGCCGAAAAACTTAAAGTAATTGATGGAAATGCTCCTTATAATTCAGACCTATTTGGTAATAGCTACCCTAAACTAAAATTTTGGGATGAAGTACAAGATTTTCCATCAGTATATCTTGTAGCAGGTACAGAAACACGACAATATCACCCAACCGATTTTACTTGGGCTTTTTTAAATATTAGTCTTAAAGTTTATGTAAAAGACGAATCTTATCCACAAGAAGAGTTAGAGGACGTAATAAACGATCTCGAAACTGTAATCAATAATAATCGTGTATTAGTATATGACGTTACTAATAACCTTTCAACTACTGAAATATTAATTCAGTCAATAACTACTGACGAAGGGCTATTAGCTCCTTATGGTGTCGGTGAAATCAATCTACAAGTGCGCTACGCATTAGTATAACTCTCGGATTTATACAAGTACGACAACAGATAAATATCTAGTCACAGTGCTTAAGTATTTCCAAAAAATCATAAAGGAAAGAGTATGGCATTAAATTTACTACGTAATAGTCGAGTGTTTTTTACGACTAACTTAGATACTAGCGGTAATGTGGCTTTATCGGGCCACACCACAGCAACAACACGAGAAATCCAAGTCTTAGACGGATTTTCTTTCTCACAAAACACAGGACAAGAAACTGTAACAACCAATGAAGCAGGTATTGCTCCTATTCGTGGTCAGCGTAGTTTCAATACTTCATTAGAGCCAGTAGATTGGAGTTTTTCCACATACATTCGCCCTAAGTATTATGAAGGTGCTACAACTACTACCGGACCTGACACTGACGACGAAATCGTTGCAGAAGAATCAGTTCTTTGGGCAGCTATGTCTAGCGTAACCGGTAATGGTTGGACACCTACATATGGTGTTGCAAGCCCAGCAGCACAGCCTTACAGCACTGTTAGTTTTGCTAACTCTAATAAACACCAATTACAAGCTTTTGGTTTGATTATTCAATTTGAAGCAGTTACGTATATTATTAACAACTGCGCTATTGATTCAGCTACTATTGATTTTGGATTAGACGCTATTGCTATGGTTGCCTGGGCCGGAAAAGGCACCACAATGAAGCAGTTAGCCTCAAACCTGGTAATTCCTACTAGTGGTGTTGGCGTAACTGGCGGTGGATTCTCTACTACTGTTTCAGTTCCTAGCAATGACTTTAAGATCAAAGATACTTCAGCACGATTTATTCCTAACAAGCTGTCCACAATGACTTTAGCATCTGCTGTTCACGGTGGCATTACTACTGGTACTAATTATACTATTGCACTGACCGGTGGTAACATAACAATCAGCAATAACTTGACTTATTTAACACCAGCTAACTTAGGTGTGGTTAATACACCAATTACCTATTTTACAGGTACTCGCTCTATTACAGCTACTGTAACAGCTTATCTGAAAACTGGCACAGATCCAGTAAATAGCTATAAACAAGGCGCAGGTTTATTAGATGACTTGTTAACCGCAAGCACTAGCACAGAAAATAAGTTTTCTACAGTAATTTCAGTAGGTGGTGCAACTAACGGAACTCGTATTGACTTATCGATGCCCACAGTTCAGTTAAGTATTCCAACTGTTACATCTGAACAAATTATCTCTACTTCTATTGGAATGACTGCTCAAGGTTCTTCTACTGGCCTTGCCGGTGGTACTTATGATCTTGAGAAAACAAACGAACTAGAAGTTAAATACTACGCAGTTCAGTAATTACTGACTGCATTTTCATAGAGACTGGGTTGATCTCCAGTCTCTCTTTTTAAACTTATTATTATAAAATGACTACTC